TAGCATCTGATTTTTATTTGGACATAATTAAAAAAGAATTATCTCCATATTTTCCTGAAGAAATAATACTTGATAAAACAAAATTAGTTAAATTTATAAATCAGTACTATAGATCTAAAGGTACTCCTAATTCTTTAAAATTTTTATTCAAGTTACTTTACAATGAAAATATAGAAATTTATTATCCAAAAGAAGAAATACTCATAGCTTCTGATGGCAAATGGTTTCTTCCTCTTGCTTTGAGGGTTGATACCGATGATGATAATATTTTTAATTTAGTTGGTGTAAGAATAACTGGAGAAAATTCTAAAGCTACAGCTATTGTTGAAAGTGTAACAAGATCAGTTGATAGACAATTAGGTATTGAATACGTGGAGTTATTCATTTCAAACATTAAAAAATTGTTTGAGACAGGTGAAACAATTACAGGTAAATATTATGACGAAGATAATGTTCAAATAACAGTTACAGGCAGATTGATTGGTTCACTTTCAGAAATAAAAATTAATCCTGAATTTAGAGGACTATTTTATAATGCATATGATACAGAAACGGGTTACGAAGGTGACCCTGTAAGTATTGTTGGTGGTTTGAATCCTACACCACCATCTGGTCTGACACCCATAGGTGCTTTAGCTACAGTTGGAGAGGTAACTAAAGGATCAATCATTCAAGTTCAAGTTAATGATGGTGGTTATGGTTTTAGAGATCCTCTTATTGAAAATTCTTCACTAATAGATTTCGTTGGTGGTTTTGAAAACTCTATTCTTGGTCAAGAATCAAAAGCAACTATACAGTTGGTAGATCAATCAAACTACAGACTTGTAAACGTAAGTAATGTTGAAATAGAAACAATTTATTCTTTAACATTAGATGGTGCAGCCAATACATCAAATATAGAAAACTGCCAAATAAATTTTGTCACCACAAATCAAACATTAAACGTTTATCCTATTTCATATGTTTCGACAGATGGTTCAGGTGGTGGTTATCGTTCACTACCAGACGCTCTATTTTATAGTTTCTACCTCGAAGAACTGGATGATCTTTTAGTTATAGAATCCGCTGTTGCTATCAAAGGCACAAAAATACTTAGTGATTTTGATCAAGATTTAACTTTATCATTTGAAAGTGGTGATTACGTTAGATTATTCTTAAAAGGTAGATTTGAAGAAATAAGAACTATAGAAAGTGTTTCTACAAATTCAATTACTCTTGACGGTGATACGTTTGAGAATGATATTGTAGGATTAAGTGTCTATAAAATTTTAAGACGACCAATACGTGATGTTGGATCATTAGGAAGAATTGAAATTGTTGAGGGTGGTGAAAACTATAATGTTGGAGACTATCTGATATTTACTGGAGGTTCTGGTTATGGTGCCAATGCTCAGATCACACAAGTACATTTAGCAAATAATGGAATTAAGGCTGTACAATTTAACGAAACTGGTGATTTAATTAAAGGTGGTGAAGGTTATCGACAAGATTCTTTACCATTAATAACAGTAAATAGTACTACAGGTTCAAATTCTAACATGTACGTCAAAGAGATTTTAGGACAAGGCGTAGATGTTACTCTATACACAACTCGAATTGGTTCTATAACAAAACTAAGAATCGTAAGTTATGGTTACGACTATGTTGAAGCACCTTCAATATCATTAAGAAATGCAGATTTGGTCGTTTCAAATGTGACAGAAGGTCAATTATTCGTATCGAACACAGTAATTTACCAAGGAGAATCCAGTAGCAATACGACATTTACTGCTAGAGTGGAAAAATATGTACCTTCTTCTGGTTTATTGAGAATATTCAACTACAGAGGCACATTAAATACTGCACTTCAGATTACCTCAAATACTGATCCTGAAGTTTCTGCAAATGTGGTCTCTGTAAATTACTATGGAGATGGTAAAGCTCGAGCAACTGCTAAATTCGAAAATGGTCTGATACGTTATCCAGGTATTTACTTGAATACTGACGGTCAGCCTAGTTCAGATAAAAAACTACAAGATGATCAAAAATATCATAATTTCTCATACCTCATTTCTACAGAAAATGACTATAGTAAATTTAAGAAATCTTTGAATGAAATTATACATCCTTTAGGAACAAAAACTTTTGTCAACAGAATAAATGAAAACGAAGAAGATGTTACTGATGCAGAAATTGATACCATACACTTAACAAAAGTGACACTATCAAACACCTTTAACATACTTTCTGGTTCAAACAATATCGTTGCAACAGGATCAAGTCCAGATTTATCGAATACGGTAAATGTTGGTGATGTTATCATATTGACAAGTCTTTACAAATCAACTAATGGTACTGTAAATGTTACTACATCGTCAAATGTGATTTATGGAAATAACACGACCTTTATAAATGATCTTCAAGACGGAGATAGCATTTATATAAGTTCAGGCAATACAGGAACCGTATTGAGTGTTTCAAATTCCAATACATTTATATTCTCTAGCACAATAAACGTGTCATCTAATGGAGAAACGATAAATGTTATTGTTGATGATGTTAGAACGGTAACCTATGTCAATGCGAATACCATATTGGTGTCTGGAACCTTTGATGTTACCGCCAATTCAATAACAGCAATTCTTCAAAAAATCGAATAAATAGACCTATGGCTTCTTTACTAACATATCAATTTTCAACACTTTTGGCGGAAAGTATATACAACTTACTTGACGTAAGTTCAAACGCCTATCTACCATTAAATAGACGATCATACCTATTTGCTATACTAGGAAAAGAAACTCCATGGAACGCAGGAACAGAAGTAGCTCCTACACCAGGACAGTCTATAAGAAATTTAAATTCTTATTATGATAGAGGAATAGTAGCAAAAAGAATAAGTCAAGAAAATGCATCTTTTGTTGTACCAAGAGTAAACTGGAGTTCAAACACACTTTTCACCTTTGCTTCTTGCGGTACTTGCCCAGCTGGAACACCATTCTATGTTTTAAATTCTAAAGATCAAGTATTTAAATGTCTTTGGAATAATGGTGGAACCAATTCAAATACCGAACCACAATTATCTCTATCATCAACCTCACTAGAAGAACCCTATTTTGAGACACCAGATGGTTATAAGTGGAAGTACCTATACACATTAACTTCACTACAAAAACAAAAGTTTTTAACAGAAGAATATATGCCTGTTGTCTACAATAGGTTTGTTAGAACTGCTGCTGTAAATAGAAGTATTGATATTGTTAGAATAACCAATGCAGGCAATAACTATGTTGACGGTTCATCACAAGATATTATAACAATTACTGGTGATGGAACAGATGCTATATTAAAAGCTAACGTTTCTGGTGGTCAAGTTATCGATATTATTGTGCAGAATAGAGGTGAAGGATACACAAAGGCCAACTTAACATTTACAGATGTTGCAGGTGGAGTAGGTAGTGGTGCCACCGCTGAAGTGGTTTTATCACCACAAAATGGTCACGGATATGATCCAGTCGAAGAATTATATGCCAATACCATCTTATTCAACGTTGATTTTGATGGTAGTGAAGATGGTGTTTTTCCTGCTGACAACGAATATCGTGAAATAACACTACTAAAAAATCCTTATGAGTATGATACCACAGAATTGGCCGGCGATGAATTATATACTTTATATACGAAAATAAAAGTATCTCCTGGTGTTGGTGATTTCAATAACGATGAGTTGGTCTTTCAGGGAGTGACTTTAGAAACATCAACTTTTAGTGCCGATGTTATTTCATTTGATGAATCTCAGAATTTGTTATATTTAAATAACATAAATGGTACACTTGCTACCAATGAACCAATAAAAGGTCATACAAGTGGTGCTATCCGAGTAGCCATAAATAAGACCAATCCTAGTTTAGAATTATATTCAGGAAAAATATTATACGTTTCAGATAAGACTCCTATCACTAGAGATCCCGACCAAATTGATAGAATACGATTTATCTTAAAGTTCTAGAGGAATAAATGACAACTTTTTTTAATTACGACCCATATTTTGATGATTTTGATGAAGATAAGAACTACATGCGAGTTCTTTTTAGACCTGGATATTCTGTTCAGGCTCGTGAACTAACTCAACTACAAACAATATTACAAAATCAAATTGAAAAATTTGGTAACCACATTTTCAAAAGTGGTAGTCCAATTACTGGCGGTAAAATTTCTCTAGATGACCGAGCATTTTATTTAATCCTTAATAGTCAATATGATAACGAAGATATTGATGTTTCTTTATTTTTAAATAAAACTGTTGTATCGTATAATACATCAAAATTTGTTAGAGCTAAAGTTATTGCTGTTGATGACAGCACAAGTAATCCTATTCTCATTTTAAAATATTTAAGTGCAGATGTTTTTGATGAAGATGATGAATTGAAAATATATGGGCAAAATATTTTTGCTCAAGTTAGAGATAACAATGCAGTAGGTCGTTCTTATGTTGCAAGTATTCAAGAAGGTGTTTATTATTTTAAAGGTAATTTTGTAAAAGTTGTACCACAATTTTTAGTTCTTGAAACTTTCTACAAATTAGGATACAATGCAACAACAATCAATAAAAAACCAACTTACAAAGTAGGTATTGAATTTGAAGAAAACATCGTAGATGAAATTGACGATACTTCTCTTTTAGATCCTGCTCAAGGTTCTTTTAACTATCAGGCACCAGGTGCAAATCGTTATGAGATTGCAACTCGCTTATCGAAAAGAACTTTAGATTCTGCTGATGAATCTTCATTCTTTGAAGTTATCAGACTAGTTGATGGTATAAAAACAAAAGAGATTGATTATCCAATCTATAATGAAATAGAAAAGGTTATGGCCAGAAGAACCTTTGAAGAATCTGGCAACTATACTGTTGATCCTTTTGTATTGTCATTAGAAGAAGAATCTTATGATGCAAACAATCAAATAGATTCTGATTCCTTCACAGCTGTATTGGATCCAGGTAAAGCATATGTTGGTGGATATGAAGTTCAGACCATCGCACCAACAAAGTTAACAATACCTAGAGCAAGACAAACATCTAATGTTTCAGATTATGATTTGCCTACAAGTTATTCCAGTTATGTGGTTGTTGCAAACACATACGGAACTTTAGACATTTCTAATTTTCCTTTATTGGACATTCATTGTACTTCTTATGGTACAATAGACTCCAGTTCTGATGCTGCCTATAATTCTACAAAAATTGGTTCACTAAGAGCCAACATGATAAAGTATAATGATGCTTCATTGTCAGCTGTTGGTGACACTCATACTTTTGCCGTCAATGTTTTTGATGTATCATCAAGAGCAATTACGGGTACTGTACTTCCAGTAGGATCAACAAGCACAGTCATAGAATTGGATTCAACATCATCAACAATAAGTCAAGCAAACTGTTATGCTAACATGTATTTCAGAATTACTGATGGTGCTGGCCAGTTCTTAGCTCCAATTTTAATTGCTGAATCAAATAGTATTGCACAAACAATAACACTATCACAAGCTTTACCATTTACTCCAGCTTCAAATACTTACTCGATTGAATCCGATTTCAAAGTTGCAAAATCAATTTCTTCAAAATCGGGATCAGCATTAAGTTTTGCTGCCAATATTGGAAACGATTCAAAAGATCCTGTAACTGGTTATTCATTCATTACAGAACCAACAAGAAATAGTTTAATTTTTGATACTCCATTTGAATCTATCAAAGCTGGTAGTATTGATAATTTTGATTTCTATGCTAGAAAAGTTTATGCAGATAACTTGTCTGATGGTACAGGCAAGATGACTATCTCCACTACTGGTGCAGATACTTTTGCATTTGCTGGCTCACCTGGAACATTATCTGATAATCAGATACTTAACAATATTATTTGTTTTATTCGTTACAACTCAACATCGAATGCTACTTCAGGCATAACACCAAATACAGTTATAAGTTTAGCTAACAATTTATTTTCTGTTACAGCAATTAGTAACACTTCTATTGAGGTAGATTTCGATACTGCTGGTGTTCGTGCAGACTTTATTATAACAACAAAAGTTAATAACGCCGAAGATGGCACCACAGGTGCAATTAGAGGTAAACAATTAATACCTTTAACAACAGGTCCAGATTTACATGCAAAAGTACCTTACAATTTAGATACTGCTGGTGATTCTTTAGATTTTTCTAATACTGGTACAGTAACTCTCATTACTGATGGCATGGTGTTTGAAGATGTTGGTGCCACATTCTTTGATGGTGCCAATACCATTGCACAACTAAAAACACCAGGTGTTGCAGTAAGTTTACAGGTACCTGATGTTTATGAAATTATTCGTATTACAGATTCCAAATCAACAACAAGCAACGTAACAACCGCAATGTTGACAAATGATGACCATGATGTTACAAGTCATTATGAATTTAATAATGGACAAAGAAAAACACACTATGATCATGCTACAATTAAGTTGAAACGTGGTTATAGTTCACCAACAGGTTCATCATTACTAATTCAATACAAATATTTAAAACATCAAGCTGCACCTTCTCCACAAAATGAAGGTTTATTTACTGTAGATTCATATCTAAAAGCAGGTTCTAATTTTACCTATAATGATATGACAAGATTTTTAAATAATGAAGATGGTAAGATTATATCATTACGTTCATGTTTAGATTTTAGACCTACAAGACAAATTGCATCAAACACTTTCTATGGTGCTGCGAATCCCGATCCAGATCAGACAGCAGAATTGTCATTTGAATATTATCTTGGAAGAATTGACAAACTTGTTGTAAAACCTTCAAAAGAATTTTCAGTTCTTTCTGGTAAATCAGCAGTAACACCAATACCTCCTCCAGTAGATGTTAACGATATGTTAATCTACACTTTAACTATTCCTCCTTATACAGAGACAGTTAAAGATATTCAAGCAGAATTTAAAAACAATCGCCGATTTACAATGAATGATATTGGTGCCTTTGAAAAGAGAATTAAAGGTCTAGAATATTATGTTGCATTAACATCGTTGGAAAAAAATGCGGCTGATTCTAAAATTTTAGATGCTGATGGATTAGAAAGATCAAAATACGGTATTCTAGTTGATAACTTCACCAATCGTGACGTTCAATCAACATACGGTGATGTAGGATTTGACAATAGAAACTTGATAGAAGAAGGTCAATTAAAACCTGCATCTCTAATGAGAACCTTTAAGATGAAGTGGTCAACTTCTAATACATCAGGTTCTTATGCAGCAGTCGGTGTCAATG